TAGTAGAGATAAAAAATTAAGTGCATTTGAAAAACTTGATGGTGAACCAGATAAAAAGTCACCTGAAAGAGCTGTCTTGGATGATTTAATAAAAACATATTTTGGTTCATATAGTAAAATAGATAAGATTTTAAATGGATTCGGTACACCTTCAAGTGGTAACCCAAGAGGTGAAGATTGGGAATCACTTATAGCAGTTGCAGTTAATAAAATTAATGGATTGAAATGGAGTGAAGGTGAGGAGTGGAAAAGAGCTGAAAAGTTTTGGGCGGACTATGAAACTGCGTCAATGAAACTTGGTAATGCATTTGTAAAAGAACTTAAAATAAAAGGTTTGTTAAAACAATTAGGTTCAGCAACATTAGATACCAACAAAGATTGGAAAGGAATAAATAAAACACCTAAAACAGATTTATTATATGGGAAGCAAAAAATATCTTTAAAAAAATCTGGTGGCTCTCAATTAATGAGTGCTGGAAAAGATGAATCAATATCAACATTTGAGGCTGCCATGAGTATGTACTCAATAGATAAGAGTGGTAAAACAAAAGTTAATAATGTGATGAAAGAAATTGAAAATAGAATGGGTAAATTATCTACAGCAACAACTATTTCTAGATTAGAAGCTTTAAGAGATAGTGGTAAGAAACTTTCGAAAACAGATGAAGATGCCATTGAAGAAATGGAAGGTTTACAATTAGAGGCAGAGTTCTTAAATAAAAAATTAAATAGTTTATTTGAAGACCAAATATTTAAACAATATTTTTGTTGGGAAGCTGCAACAGGCGAAACTAAATTTAAACCCTCACCTAATGGAATATCAAATAAGTTAGTGGTGTTTAATGAAACAGGTAGTATCTCAAATACTTTAATTTTAGATTCACCAAATAAAGCTGGTAAAACTATTGCTGGTAAAAATTCATTTTATGTATCTTTTAAAACTGGTGGAAGTAAATCAAAACCATATCTATCTTTGAGAACTAAAGCATTTAGAGGTCAAATGACAGAACAAGTAACTTTTAGAGATATCGTATTGGATGAGTTATCTAAATCTGAATTTGGTAAAAATCTTCTAATAGAAAGTAATTTACAACAGTTAGATGAGTTTCAAATATTTAATAAACTTGTGACTAAAATTAAAGGTGTAGCTGGAACTATTAAAAATAAAGTTAAAAATATTTACAATGCAATAATGAAAAGAGTTACTCAAGCATTTAACTATATTAAAGCACTAGGTAAAAAATTAATTGAAGGTCTAATGAACTTTTTAGGTGTAGAGGTATCAAATATTACAATACCAAGAGGTAGTGGGGATTTTGCACTATTATGAACAATCTTGCAGAACAATTATTGTTTGAAGATAAAGGTGGAAAGAACCTTCATCTAGAACACATAGAAGATGAGATACTAAACTATGGTATTGATGGTGGTCGTGCATCTATAAACTTTGTTCGTTCACTAAGAGATATGTTTGCTGGTGCAAGTCGTTCATCTATTAATATGACAGTTAAATGGGATGGTGCTCCTGCTATCTTTGCTGGTATTGACCCAGAAGATGGTAAATTCTTTGTAGGAAAGAAATCTGTATTCAATGTAGAACCACAACTACTCAAAACAAATGCAGATATAGACAAGTATACTAAAGGTGATTTAAACTCTAAGTTTAAAGTTGCCTTATCAGAGTTTCCAAAGTTAGGTATTAAAGGAGTGATACAAGGTGATTTGATGTTTACAGATGATGTATCTACAGATACTATAGATGGTAAGAGTTATTACACATTCCAACCAAACACTCTTGTTTATGCAGTAGATGTTGATTCAGATTTTGGAAGTCAAATTAATAAAGCAAAAATTGGTGTAGTTTGGCACACAACCTACACAGGTAGTGATTTACAAAGTATGAAAGCATCTTTTGGAGTAAACATATCAGGTCTTAAAAATGTATCTAGTATATGGATGGATGATGCAACATTTAAAGATGTATCTGGTAGTGCAACATTTACAGAAAAAGAAACAACAAATATAACTGCTGAGTTATCTATTGCTGGTAAAACATTTCAAACAATTAACTCACCCATGTTAACTAAGTTTTTAAATTTACAAAACAGTTTCACAGGTGCAATGGTATCAGCATCATTAAAAACATATAACAATATTAATGTTAGACAAGGTAAACCAATATCAAATCCTAGAGCACATGCTAAAGGTTATGTTGAACATGTATATGATAAGTACAATGACAAAATAAAAGCTTCAAAAAGTAAAGCTGGTAAAAATAAATATGCAAAATTAAGAACAGAGTACACTAGAGAAATGAATAAACATGTTAAAAATTTAACGACAATAATTACATTTCAAAATGCTATTGTTAATGCTAAGATGTTAGTAGTTAAAAAATTAAATAGTGTTAGAAGTATTGGAACATTTATTAAAACTGATAATGGATTTAAAGTATCTAACCCAGAGGGTTATGTTGCAATAGATAGAGTAAGTGGTAACGCTGTAAAATTAGTAGACCGAATGGAGTTTAGTTTTAATAACTTTACTGCCATCAAGGCATGGGATAAGTAAAATGAAACAATTTAACGAGTATAACGAATTAGTAGAAGGTAAGTTTGGTAGTATCTATGATATGAAAGATATCAAGACACTTGCAGATGCAGAAGACCCTGAAATTGTAATCTCAGGTATGGGTACTATGAAACTAAGTACTGCAAAACAAAGGATTGTTGAAATATACAAAGATTTATTTAGAGATGCACTTCAATCTTCAAAGAATAAATCAGATTTTGCAGAGAACCAATTGTCAATAGTACAAGGTAGACTGAAATCATTTGTTGGCGCTGTTGCAGATGTTGAAGTAGAAATGAGAAAACCTCAATATAAAAGAAAACTAACCATGTTAAAGAAAAAAAGATGAAGAAGTTTGTAGACATAGCAGAAGCACCTAAAACAGTTGCATTTACCTTTGGTAGATTTAATCCACCAACGATAGGTCACGAAAAGCTATGTGATGCTGTGAAGAAAGCAAATCCTAGTGATTATAAAATCTTTGCTTCACACACACAGAATCCTAAGAAAGACCCATTACAATATGCAAAGAAAATTGCATACATGAAACAATCATTTCCTAAACACAAAAATAGTATTGTTGTATCAAAGTCTAGAGAGATTTTTAAAATACTAGTAGAACTAAACAATTACGATAATCTTATTATGGTTGTAGGTTCTGATAGAGTTGCAGAATTTACAAGAATAATTAACGAATACAATGGTGTTGAAGCAAGACATGGATTCTATGAATATAAAACAGTACAAGTATTAAGTGCTGGAGAAAGAGACCCAGATGCTGAAGGTGCAACAGGAATGTCTGCATCTAAAATGAGAGCTGCCGCTCAAGATAATGATTTTAATTCTTTCAAACAAGGAACACCATTATCTGTTGCACAAGCTAAAAAGTTATACTTTGATGTTCGTAATTCTATGGGTATTAAAGAAGAACTAGATTTAAATGACCTAGAAACATTAAGGGATTTATATTTGTCAGAACAGATTTGGAATGTGGGTGAACTAGTTACAGTAAATGATAATCCATATGAGATTATTCGTAAGGGTACAAACTATATAACTGTCATAGATGAAACTTATAAGACACATAAGTTTTGGTTGCATGAAATTTCTATGTATGAAATGAGTGGAACTGCTCTAAAGAAAATATCACAAGATTTTAAAAGTAAAAGTAACGACATTGCACATGGAAGGGAGTTTGCATTTTTATCAGGGTTAATGAAAACAATTAACCACAGACAATTAGCAAAAGATTTAAAATCATTTATAACAAGACATAAAGCAATAAAAGATGATATAATAAAAGTATTATCCAAATACTTAAAACCATTTGAAGTTTTAACTCTTACAGAAGGTAAAGCAGAAGACGAAGCACCTAAGAAAACAAAACAAGATAAAGATATTAAAGACAGAGAAGGTACACAACCTGCTAAATATTATGCAAAAGATGTTGAAGGTGATGCCATGTCAAAATCTACTAAACAAGCTCGTGCAAGACACTTTGCAAAGTATGGTGATAAAGACCCAGATTCAGATGCTGCTTATAAACCCGCTCCAGGCGATTCTGGTGGAAAAACTAAACCATCTAAACATACTAAGAAGTTTAAACAAATGTTTGGTGAAAGAGATTATAAAGATGAATATAAAAAGTTTCAATCTTCACCTGAAAGAATTAAATATCGTGCAGAGTTAGTTAAGTACAATCGTGATAAAGGAACTTATGGTAATGGTGATAATAAAGATGCATCACATAAGGATGGTAAGATTGTTGGATTTGAAGACCAAAATAAAAACAGAGGAAAGGCTGAAAAAAGTAGATTGGAAGGTTCTAAAAGAAAAACATATGCAGAAGCACCTAGAATACCTAGAAAGAAAGGACAACCTGCTGGAAGTGATAGTCATTCTGATTTATATACAGATGAAAACCCAGAGGGTACAATTCAAGGATTAGGATTTAAAGATGTAGAGACTGCAAAGTCAAGTGTTGCAAAGATTGAAAAGTCTGATAGAACACATGCACATAAGATACAAGCTGCCGTTGCAATGGAACAAAGAGCAAAAGAAATGGGTAAGAAAGCAGAAGCTGGAGTATATCGTGCATATATTAATAAGATGAAAGAAAAGACTAAGAAAATGAATGAAAGTCTTTGGGATAATATTAGAAAGAAAAAACAAAGAATCAAACAAGGTTCTGGTGAAAAAATGAGAAGTAAAGGTGAGAAGGGTGCTCCAACATCATCACAAATAAAAAAAGCTCAAGAAGAAGCACCAGATACCTCTGATGCAATGAAAAGATACAAATCTGGTAAAGCAGGATTTACTGATATTGCACATCTAAAAGCAAAGGGATTAATTAAAAGAGCAGATGGTACAAAAAGAAAATCAGACAAATATGAAATGACAGAGGAGCTTGAATTCTATCCAAAAGATTTAAAAGATTTTGTTCAGATACCACCACCACCAACTGACAATGTCAAAGAAATGGAAACTGTTAGAAAAATTATGTCTACAAGAACAGATGAAGATGTGGAAAGTGTTGCAAACAATGATAGAAATGCTTTCTATTCAATCAAAGAATACATCAAAAAAATTAAAGTAGAATTTCATGAAAACGAATTAGATGATATAGTAAAACAAGCTGTTCCTACAATTAAACATTTTAAAAATAAGTTTAATAGAAGTAGACCTTTTGAGTTAGATGGTAATCTAGATGTGTTAGGAAGTACAACAAACAAAACTCCTTCATATCCTAGTGGTCACTCAACACAGGCAATGATTGTTGCATTGTATGTATCACGAAAGTTTCCAGAACATAGAGATGGTCTTATAGAAGCTGCAAAAGAAGTTGGTCTCGGTAGAGTAAAAGCAGGTTTTCATTTCTTATCAGACCATGTTGCTGGTCAAATGTTAGGAACAAAAATGTTTGAACATATGAATAAAAAAGACTATGGACAGTCTTTAAGAGAATACTATTTAATGGGAACACCAGAATATGATGATTATTTGAAGAGGATAACACCAGGCGAATCAGTAAAAGAAAAGATTAATGAGTGGGGTGAGCTAGATGAGGATTCTGAGTATCAAGGAAAAAAAGTCAAACTAAATAACCCTGTTAGAGGTGGTAGTAAGAAGTTCTATGTATATGTAAAGAATGATAAAGGTAATGTAATCAAAGTTTCTTTTGGTGATACTACAGGATTAAGTATTAAAAGAGATGACCCAGAAAGAAGAAAAGCATTTAGAGCAAGACACAACTGCGACCAGAAAAAAGACAAAACTACAGCAGGATATTGGTCATGCAAGTTCTGGGAAAAGGGTAAATCAGTCACAGACTTAATGAAAGGATAAATACTACAATGGATATATTAAACGAAAAAATAGAGGGTCTAGTTAACAAGGCTGAGAAGTCTAAAATGCCTTATGGTATACTTAAAAAGGTATACGATAGGGGTATGGCTGCATGGAAAACAGGACATAGACCTGGCACAACCCCACAACAATGGGCATTTGCTAGAGTCAATTCGTTTATTACAAAATCATCTGGTACTTGGGGTAAGGCAGATGCTGATTTAGCAAAACAAGTGAGGGGTGAAGAAGTGCAAGAAAAAAGAACAACTGCAAAAGGTATCTTAGGACAAATTATTAAAGAAGCCAGATATGAAATTGGATTTACCAAAGGTGAAGTTGATATGGTAATATCAGACCGACCTGGCGAACTGGCAATGATAGTTCAAGATGAATTAGATAGTGAGAGAATTAGAGCAAAAGTTAAATCAACTGGTGATGAATTTACATTAGAATTTAATACAAATATTCCTCAAAGAAAAATGTTAAAAATATTAGATGATAAATTTGGGTATACTGCTTTTGCTGAACAAATAAAAGAAAAACTAAGTAAAGATGCTGATGCTGGGGATTATATAGATGATTTTAAAAAATCAGATGCACCACAATTCAAAGGAAAGTCAGATAAGAAGAAAGAGAAAATGGCAGTTGCTGCTTATCTAGATTCTAAAGAGGAAGTTAAAGAAGAAAATTGTCCAAAATGTAATGATGACCCATGTAAGTGTGAAAACATACAAGAATCAGGACATACAGATGTTGCATCTATGAAAACACAAGTACAGATTGCTACAGATGCATTACAAAAAATGAATACAGAATTAGGAAAACTAAGTGATGAAGAAGACCTTCCAACTTGGTGGACAAACAAAGTTGCATCGGCAGTCGGTAAGTTAGACGGAATGGCAGACTACATTGATGCAAAACACCAACAAGGAGAGAAGATGAACGAAGCACCGAGACAATTAGAAGACCCAAAGAAAGAAACAATGGTTATGAAAAAAAAGGATGTTAAAAGTATCATGGTTATTGATAAGAAAGATTTACAAAAATACACTAGTAAAGGTTACATACAAGTAGAATCAAATGATGTTGAACTTAATATCGAATCTTTAGACAAAGAAGATGAAAAAAGTGTAAAAAAAGTTATTAAAGGTCTAAAGAAAGCTGTAGATGCACATAGTGGTCAAGTTAAATCTTTAACAAAAGATATAAAAGATGAAGTAGATAACATAACAGAAGAAACTGTATTTGTAGTAAGATTTGAAAAAGAGGGTATGAGATTTGCTACACCATTTTATGATATGAAAAATGCAAAAGATGGTGAAAAGATATTGAAAAGGTCATCTGGTGTTAGTAACATTAGTATAACAAAAGACTTATTAAAACCAGGCATCAAATTGTCTACACAAGAGGGAATAATAGTGAAAGAAGAAAATTTAGAAGTATCTGAGGTACAAGAAGTTGACAACAGTATAATGGCAAGAACAACTAGATTGATATCTCAAACTGCAATCAAAGAAAAACTAGACCCTGCTGATGTAGATGTAAGAGCAACAGACTTAGATAGAAAAGCTGCAGATAAGAATATCTTCATTCAGTTAAAAAGAGCTCAGGATATGAACGGAAAGACAGATGTTGAGTTCTTAGATAAGAAAAAGCAGAAGGTAGATATAAGAGTTATAAATAAGGCATTAGATATGTTTGATAAAATGAAACCAAACGATAAATTAAAAATGCAATTGGCTATAGGTAAGTCGTATAGAGATTTACTCAAAGTCGTACAACGAGGAAAAGTATAATGAAATATTTAGATACAAAAAAAGACAGTCTTGAAGAAGCAGTTTCAAAGGCTATGAACTCAAGTAACGGACCAAGTGCTAAAGACTTATTGGATGAGGGTGGAAAGTACTTAAAATACTCTGATTTACTTTTGCAAAAAGGTAGACTACTTGCAAAAAATCAAAACACGGCTATGATTGATAAAGAAATTAAAAAGGAAATGGGAAAACTAGGAATCAAAGAAAAACTAGACCCTGTTGGAAAAGAAGATGGTGATATTGACAATGATGGGGATAAGGATTCTTCTGACAAGTATCTTGCTAAAAAAAGAAAAGCAATAACTAAAGCAGTAGATAAAGAAAAGACAGAAGAATTAGAAGAAGCAGCATCTGTATTTATATCAACATCTGAAAGAGGTGATGCAAAAAGAAAAGATTCTAAAGAGTATACTGATGCATTAAAAAAATATGGACTAAAATCAAAATTTGTATCAACTGCAAGTAAAAATGGTCACGAAGTAACAGGAAGAAATATTAATGATATTACAAAATTCTTATCAGATTTAATGGGCGATGACTTTAAAGATAGGTTTAAGAAAAAAGGTAATAGTTATGAAGACATGGATGAAGGTGTTGAACCATTAGAAGCAAAAACTACAAAAAATGTTGATGAAACTCTAGATAGAATCAGAGAAGCAAATGTTCAGAAAGGAAGAAATATGAGAGAAATACTTGCTGACATTTGGAATATGAATGAGGGTAAGAGTCCTTTTGAAAAGGATAAAAAGAAAGAAGAAGTGAAGAAAGATGGTAAAACTGCTACAGGAAATACACCAACAAAAGTTGAAGTTGAACCTGAAGTATAATGAATGAAATACTTACGAGAATTGACAAAGGTAAACGAAGAAAGTTTACCTAAAATATATTGTGATTTAGACCAAGTTCTTTGTGCGTTTTTAAAAGGTGCATCTAAAGCTCTTGGAAAAGATTTTACGAAATCAGATAGAGAAACTCGTTGGAAGACGATTGCAAATACTAAAGGTTTCTGGGATAACTTAGAATGGATGCCAGGTTCTAAAAAACTCTATCAAAGAATTGCAAAATACGACCCATACATATTATCGGCGTATTCTGCAAGAGATGTGAATTCCCCAAAAGGGAAGTATAAATGGATTGCAAAGAATACTAAAATACCTAAGTCACGAGTGTTACTTGTCAAACGTGAACAGAAACAGTCTTATGCGACTGATAAGGGTGAACCTAGTGTATTGATTGATGATTACATCAAAAATATTAGAGAATGGGAAAATAAGGGTGGTGTAGGAATACATCATACAGATGTCAGTAAAACACTAAATGAACTCAAAAGATTAGGGTTTAAATAGTTATAAATACTGA